CCATGAATTAAGTCAGGAGGTAGGCAGGCGAGTCCCGGCAGATAAAGCGATTCAACTACCCACCGATCCGAAAGCGCCTGAGTGGGAAGGCGTATTCGCCAAATTACGACCAGAAAGCCCAGATACGTATAGATTTCAAGCGCCAGACGCGCTTCATTGGACGCCAGATGAATTGACAGGAATTAAACAAGGCTTTTGGAATGCTGGATTGAATGAGGCGCAGGCTACCCGCATGATGGATTTCCTTGCGGAAGGCTCAAAAGTTGAAGCGGAGGCTGAAGAGCAAGCGCTGGCGGCGCAACGGCTTGCTGACGAAAAAACCCTTCGGGATAAATTTGGACAGGATTACGATATTCGGATGGAGCAAGCGACGAGGGTACTCAAAGAATTTGGCGCGTTGGAGCATGTCACGAAACTGGCGTTGGATCGGGACCCGGTGTTGATGCCGTTAATTGCGGCGCTTGGTCAATTAATGGGGGAGGGACGGATGCACACGGGAATGACAGGGATACTCGGCGGCGCGTCAGGGGGTGAGGCGCCTGAGACTATTCAAGCGAAAATTAATCAATTGCGGGCGTCTGATCGGTGGAAACACGGATCGCTCGAATCTCAAAAGGAATTAGAGGCGTTAACGGCGCAACGATTAGAGGCGGAGCAACGTGGAGAAGCGAGTCGAGCAGGACGATATTAATCACGGGATAAGGGGGTGGCTGTTCACACTTCCTCCTCCGGGTCACGCGGGATGTGGCATCAGGCTCCTTCGGAGGATAAGCCTGTCGGGTACGGGATAGACGAATAAAGGAGTCAAGCCATGAGTAACAGTATTGAACAAGTCAGAGCAGTGGCCTTTGGAGAAAATGTCCATCACTTAGCGCAACAGCGGCCGGCGCGGTTCATGCCGTGGGTGACGGAAGGACAACCAACCAATAGCAAGTATAAAACGTTTGCGCGGTTAGGGAGTTTTGAACTCCAAGAAATTACCGTTCGTCATGGCGATACCATGCTGTTATCGGAAGATTGGTCAAGACGGGTGGCGTTTAAAGGCGATTACGGAGGAGCGCTGCCATTGGACGATGAAGATGATTTAGAAAATATCCTCAATCCGATGAGTGAGTACGCGATTGCGGGACGGTCGGCGCTGAACCGTAAATGGGATGATGTGATTATTAACGCGGTTCGTGGATCTGCGGCAGAGGGCGAAACGGGAACGAATTTGGTCCCGCTGCCTGCGACGCAAAAGGAAACGGTCGTATCGGGTCTCACGCTGGCTAAAATCTTGAATGGTCAAAAGCTCATGCGCGATGTTGATTTAGAGATCAGTCCAGATAATACCGTATTGGTGATTAGTCCCGCGGCGCTCGTGCATGTGCTCTCTGAAGCGGATAGAGTCTTTACCAGCCGAGATTTTAATCCACTCTCGCCGCTGACGACTGGCGGGATTGCCAGCTACTTAGGCATGACGTGGGTCGTGAGCACTCGGCTTCCTATTATCTCCGGCACTATTCGCGGCTGTTACATCTGGCAGCGAAATGCCATTGGATTTGCGAGCTGGCGGAAGGTGTATACGTCCATGAATCGACGCACAGACAAGAATGATATGATGCAGTTATTGATTAAAACGCATATTGGAGCGGTGCGTATCGAAGATTCGTTAGTGGTGGAATTACAAGTGACTGAGTAAGCGAGTAGGCTGGGAGAGTCCGGGAGTGGCGTGATTATTCTATCACGCCGCTTCCCCATGAATAGCTGGCTGGTGGTGGACTCCACTGGCTTGATAAAGGAGTAGCGATATGGCTGGAATTGGCGGAAATGCAAGTAGTAGTGTCCAACATGGCATGCAGGTGGCCGTTGGAGCCGATCGCGCCAAGTTAGAGACGCAAGCGGTTCATGGAAAGATGCGGATCGCGAAAGTACGAATGGTGGTTGGCGCGTTGACGGGTACGGGGGTGGGCGGCGCGTTAGCGGGAACGGATGAAGTCAACCTCATTATTCTGCCGGCGAACCCTCGGATTTTGCTGGCGTTGTCGTCTTTTAAGTTATCGGCGTCGGCGGGTCTTAATACCACCTTTCACCTTGGATGGCGAGCGTTTACGGATAGTGCCGGGAAGGTGGTGGCGGAAGACGCGGATGGAATTCTGGCGTCGGCAATTGCGACGGACACAACGTTGAGGGCGTGGTCTGCCGGACCGGTGGGAAATAACGCGACGTTCCCGGTTGATGCGCTGAATACCATAGCGTTAACGAGTAAAGGCCCAGTGGTCTTGTACTTCACGGCAAATAACGGAGGAGGGACGTATGTGGGGGCGCTTGGCGATACCTTCGATGCGCTGATTGCCTACGTGACCGACTAATTGCATGGGGCGGCAGTTCGAGGGGAGGGAGTAGCGAACGCTGCGGCTCTCCCCGCTGCTTGGGAAGGAGTGATCATGAGTGGTGTACTTGCGTATGGGGTGCTAGGCCGATTAGTGGAATCAAAAGACCGTGAGTGGTTATGGAATAGTTTGACAAATACCGAAACTCCGGATATTGCGTTGAATAGTCAGGGGCATGCCGATGCGTATGTACAAATTTGGGTAGAGAGTGGGACCGGGGTTGTCGGGTTGGAAGGCACGGACCTTGTGGATGTCAACAACCTCCCTATTCAGTTTGTGCCGGTATTAACAGCGAATGGAGCGGTAATTAACACGGCAAGTAGCTTACGCGCGCAACTGCAAAACCTCCCTCAGTATTTTAGGCCGGTGTTTGTGAGCGGCGCTGGGGTAGTCACATTCCTGGTGAAAGGTCGAGGGAAAGGCGCATGACCTTAGCGGCGACGGTGACCGAGGTGTCTATTTGTAATATGGCGCTGTCGTCATTAGGCCGTGCGACTATTGTGGACTTTGCCAACATCACCCAAGAAGAAATTCTCTGTAAGTTGTGGTATCCCATCGCCCGGAATAGTTTGTTAGAACAAGCGCCGTGGACATTTGCGGAAGCTCGATGGGTGAATCTCGCGCCTCTGAGCGAGGCCCCGCCCTTTGGTTTTCGTTATGCCTATTTGAAACCGACGGGGGCGTTGAAAATTTGGGAGATTGAGGGAGGCCAACGCGATCAATGGCGAGTGGTCGGCGACAAAATCTACGCGAATATGACGCCGATTAATGTGATTTATACGGACTCCATTGAAGATCCAACGTTATTTACCCCTATGTTTGTGCTGGCATTAGCAAAATGGCTTGAGTCTATTTGGGCGATTCCCTTTACGGGAAAGTTAGAGCGGCAGGCGGCCGCCTTTCGAGACGCGCAATTTTGGATCGCGGAAGCGATGTCGAGTGATGGGCAACAGGGCACCTCAACATTTTCGTCACCGGATGATTTAGGGATTGTGAGGTTGTAATGGGGCGATGGCTGGCTCAAAATACCTTTGTGGCTGGCGAATGGGGGATCAACACACAGGCGCGAACCGATATCGATCAACGCGCCAATGCGATGAAGGAAATTGTGAATTATCTGGTACAGCCGCAGGGAGGGTTACTGGCGCGTCCCGGCACCGCCTATCTCGCAGAGGTCAAAAATAGCGCAGATGTGGGGGAACTCCTGCCCTTTTCGTTTAATGTTGAGCAGTCGTATGCGATAGAAGCCGGTAATCTCTACTTTCGGTTTTATACGGAAGCAGGCCGCCTAGAAAGCCCTCCCGGCACACCGGTTGAGGTGGCCACACCCTATCTCGCGCAACATTTAAGTGGTGTGCATTTTACGCAATCAGCTGACGTGCTCTATCTCGCGCATCCCCTCTACCCGCCTCATGAGCTTCGTCGAGATACGGCGACTACCTTCTCGCTGGTTCCCTATGGCTATGAAGATGGCCCATTTCAAGATTTTCATGTCGATAAACTAGGAGCGATCCCAAAGTTCATGCAAGCCAGCGCGGTAACGGGGAATGGAATCACGGTGACGGCTATAGGACATACCCCGTTTACGCCGTTGCATGTCGGCAGTATTTGGGCGCTCGGGACACTCACCGGGACCCCGAAAATTCAAGGGTATGTCAGTATGACGGCATTTAATAGCACGAGTAGCATGACCGCGGATGTGATACGGCCATTAAGCGGGTTAAGCTCGCTGAGATGGGCGCCTCCCTTATGGAGCGATGAAACGGGATGGCCTGCGACCGTCGAATTTTACGACTCACGGTTGACGTGGGGCGGGGCAGGGGGCGCGCCGCAACATCTGGCCCATACGAAAGTTGGCGTGTTTAATAATTTCGCGCTCTTAGATGATGGGAGCGTGACGGCAGATTCGGCGATTATTCGTGAGTTGGCCGCAAGACGAGTTAATGCCATTCGCGGCTATGTGCCGAGTGATGTGCTCTATGCGATGACGGCTGCCGGAATTTGGCGAATTGATGGAAATAATGAGAGTACAATTACACCAGCTGGCTATCGCGCAAAGCGGATATCAGGTAAAGGGGCAAGTACGGTTCAACCGACACTGGCCGGAGATACCGCGTTCTTCCTGCAACGGGCAGGGCGGCGTCTGTTTGGGATGCAATTTGATTTAGCTAACGATAAAACACTGCCAACTGAAATGACGGCGTTTAATCAGGAAGTCACGGGGAGCGGCGTGAAGCGGCTCTCGTTCGAGGATGGCGATATTCCCCTGTTATGGGGTGTTCGGACTGATGGATGGCTCGCCGCGCTCACCTACGATTTATCGCAACAGGTGGTAGCATGGAGCCGCCAAGTCACTGATGGCTGGATTGAATCGATTACCACAATCCCGCGCGCGACGAATGAGCAAGCTTTGACATTCCTATTCATTCGGCGACTGATTAATGGTGTGAGTAAGCGCTATATTGAGGTATTTGATTCTACGATGGAGTTGGATAGCGCGATTACGACGACGTTTGGCTCGCCAGTGGGGATGGTAAGCGGACTCACGCACCTTGAAGGGAAAACGGTTCGCGTGAAGGTGGATGGGGCGCTTCAGCCGGATAAGGTAGTGGCAGGAGGCGTTATTACCGGGTTGACCCCATTAGGGACGACCGTTACCGTTGGGTTAGGGTTTACGCCACATGCCACATTTCTTAAGCCCTCGTATGAGACGCCGGGAGGTGGGGCGACGCTTCCACGCTTGCAACGGACGGCACGAGTCGTGCTAGATGTCAAATCCACGTATCAATTGGCTGTGAATGATGTCCCGATTGAGACGAGAAAAGCGAGTGATCCTATTAGCACCCCCCCTCCGCTCTTTACCGGGCATCTCGATATTGCCGGACACCCGCTTGGCAATGAGGAAGTTACCGTGTCACAACCCCTGCCCTTTCGCAGTCATATTCGAGCGGCTTATCGTTACATTGAACTTGAGGATGAGTAATGAGCGCGATTTTAGCGGCAACGACGTTATTAGGTGGCGGACTTTCCGCCCTCGGGGAATTACAAGCGGGACAAGAAGCGTTTCGGACCGGGCAAGTCAATGCCTCGGTGCTTCGACGACAAGCGAAAATTTCATTGATCAACCGACAACAGCAAGAGCGTGATTTGATTAAACGCGCTACGATTGTTCGAGGGGAAGTGGTGGCGGGAGCAGCGGGGCAAGGCACAACGACCAGCGGGTCAGTAGCGGCAATCCTCTCCGAAAATGCGCGAGAGACTTCCCTTGATCGATTACGGTTGCTCTTCGAGCAAGAGAATGAGGCGGCTGGGCTCTCCTTCCAAGCGCGGGAGTCCAAGCGGGCGGGACGGGTGGCACGGTCGCAATCTCGATTAGCGGCGTTTGGTAGTTTACTTGGCGCAAGTGGACGAGCCGCGGTCTTATCGAGAGCCAATCCGGGGTAACATATGGCGCGATTACCACAACAAGCGGCAAGCATTCAAATTGGCGGGGGTGGCGTACCCCAAACAAGTGGAGCGCAAGCGGCCGGCAGCGGGTTATCTGCGGTTGGACGCGGGTTACAATCGTTGGCCGGAGACATGGCGCAATTTATGAAAGCCACGGAGGGGCAAGAATCGACGACCGCGGCAAATCAACTCGCCAGTGAAAAAATCCTCGACTTTCAACGGGAGTCGGCGCTGATGCGAGAAGGAGCTACAGACGCGCAACAGCTCTTTACCGATACCGATCAGTTGCTCAAAAAGTTCGGGTCGTTGACCCCGGAAGAACGAAACGCGCTAGGACCAAAAGGGGAAGAAATCTTTAGCGCGATTATTCGTGGACAAGTGCCGCATGTGGCTGAAGGCGCTTGGAAATTTCAACAGGAATTTCGCGTAAAAACGCTACGAGCCAATGCGATGGCGGCGATTGATACCCAAGTGCGCGATATTGCCGCGGATGTGGCAGGCCGGCGAACGCGCCTTGCGCAATTTAACACCTTTATCGATAACTTATCGCCTGATCTCTTCCCGGAGAAAGAAACACTGCGGCAAGACGCGATTGGTCGAGCGCAAGTCGGCATCGCGTTAGATGAAGCGCATCACTTGCCATCAGAGGCCCAAGAAAAGTTACGTAACCCGAATGGGTATGCGATTGAAGGGGTCGGAAATGGATTATTACGGTTATCCCCAGAACAACGCGAACGAGTGCAGACGGAAATCGATCAAGCGGTGACGCGAGGGAACACACAACGCGCCACGCAAGACGCGCAAGAGAAGGTGATTGTCGCTGAGGAACGGCGGTTGGCTAAAAACCAAATTCTCGGGTTGATTTTCACTGGGGGCGATTGGCAAAGCGCGATGTCGATGATGTATGCCCCGCCAGGAAGCGGCATGATGTCCCCCCCAGCTATTTTAAGCGATGATGTGATTGAACTCACGAAATTTGCCGAGTGGGTCGCTGAGCAACGCGCCAAGGGAGGTGTGGAGAATATCGCCGCTGAGACGAAATTGCTTATTCAAGTCGATGACGGGACATTGACTCAAGCTAGTGAGATTATGGGACGACCCGATATTAACTTTTCGCAGAAACTGCGCGTTTATGAAAGACTCGTGAACCGTCAAGAGAAGCGGAAGGAGGAAGGCCGCTCGCAATTTGAAGAAAAGGTTCGAGTCGGCAAAGCGTTTATCAGAGGGAAGTTTGGCGCGATGCCTTCGTTACTGTCATCGGTTGATCCAGAAGCGCAAAGTATTCTCGCGGATTTTATTATTTCGTATGACGCGCAGATGGAGCAAGCCTACGAGCGCATTCAAGCGGAGCATCCTGATCGTGGCGCGTCGTTTGTGTCGGCGTTAGCGGCCATTAACGCGCAGGAAGCGGCGGTCAAGTTCGTGCGCGATAAATTGACGCTTCCCGGCGTGGTATCCAGCCGCCTGAATATCAAAGCCACGGCCTTAATGGGGATGTTGTCTCCCTATCTCAACGAGCCGGATTTTAATCGCGCCGTCACCCGTGATTTGGGGATTGGGAAATTGACTGGGACTGATGCTGAACTCTTCTTTCTCGCGAGAGCTGAGGCGAAGCGACAAGGGTGGACCGATAATGATCTACGCGCTGGGCATAAGCTAAGCGAGATCGGAGCGAGCGGGCAACCCACAAAAACAGGAGGCGCGTTGAAACAATTCTTGCGTGAGGTCATTGCTGGCATCATGGGCGTGTTT